AAGTTTCGTATGAAACTTAGAGTGGTGTACTTCGAACATAGACTCCGTCGCTAACCTGTAAAGGGGACCCTCTTGGTTATAAATACACCAAGATAAGGACTTCTTCATATTAGGATCATCCGTACGGATGAAATCCCTAACTGAATTCAGGGCGGTCCATTCATCAGTTCCAAAAGAGAACTTATCACTGAATGCATCATTTGCGACATCTACCTTGTCTAGTGCCATAAGTACGTGTTTTGTATACACTACTTCCCGCATCAAAGCCGGGTCATAGATTTTAACAACTTCGTTGATATCTTTGGCCAGGTCTGAAAGGTCTGTACCCAAGATGGGTAAAGTTAAGACTACTTTCAGGCTCGCAAGGTAACTAACACCTTCTTTATCTACCTTTTTGAGGTAGGAAGGAAGAAGTGACATGTTTGGTCTCACATCTCGCCTTACCATCTCTTTGAGAAGCAAAGGAAAGGATCTTCAATTCTTTGCAGAATCTTTGATTAAGTTAGGAGGGATACGACTTACATCCTTGTTATTGATGGATGTTCTAGAACAGAACTCTGTGAAGATGTCCTGTCCGACTGGAATTTTGGACTTGGGCAGACTTACGTCTACCCCAAGTACATTATATAAATCTTTTACTATGGATGTTAATCCTTCGTGAAAGATCACCAGATCGTCCCCTACTATACAGTAAGCTTCATTTAAACGAAGCTTATCCTTCTCTTGCTTATCTAGGAGAGAATATGCATAGTGGAGTAACATGTGATGAGTTGCAGAAGCAACTGCAAAAGATGACTTAGATCCCATTGGTTGTCCTACGCTATAACGGATAAATCTTTCTAATTTGGGTACCCAATACCCTCTATTAGTTAGAATTACCCTCCAGTGTTGACCCAGATTCTTCCCCATAATCTTTTCTACAACAATTTGTTGTAAATCGATTGGAAAACGATCTGTTCAACTTGAAAGATCCAGTGATCAACTTTTAACCGTTGACATTCGGACTCTTTCAGCTCCTTCAAAATGATCTCTTAAGAAATCAGTTTTGGAGAAGTTGGTCTTTAGCAGATATCTGATCTTCTCCTCTAAAGGAGAGAGTAAGATATTGGTCCAGTAGTCGACCATTGCCACTACTCTATTCTTATTTAAAGAATCTGGTACTTGTGCAATGCGACCTATATAACCGTATTGCTCAGTCTCTGTACAGAGACTAGCAACATTAGCCATATAGTCATAGAAATCTTTATTACCCGTATGGGCGCAGTAAAGTTCTATTGATTTTCTTAAGGTTTCGTCTCGGAATAATGTTCCTGCCTCCTCAATGGAAGTTGTGAGCGTTGGTTCCCCGTTTGGAC